CTCCCAAATTCACGGCATTGTTTACAATCATAAAGACAACGTTATCGGTGTTAGCTTGTGGGAGATTTAATTCTCCCACAATGTAAAGAAAGGAGTGAACACATGAAAACCGTATATGAGGTATGGGATTCTCGCGGCAGGCGCTACGGCTCTTTTCGTAGCTACAGAGCCGCCGCCGCTAAGGTTGAAGAATTGGAAGAACAGGCCCGGCGCCACGGGTGGAATGTGCATTATACAATTGAAATGATTTATGAATAACGGGGCCTTAACAAGCCCCGTTTTATTATGAAAGGAGTTATGCCCATGCCAAGAGCAGTAAAACCGAAGTGGGATAGAGACGCATATAACTATTACAATCTTGCTTACAAGTTAAGCGACAAGGCCCTAAAGCAAGAGTATGCACGATTGTTGAAAGAGAGTGAACGAAGATTGGGTGCTTTGGGCCGTAGCAAGAATGAAACAGCGCAAAGAATGTTTCGTGAGTATAGGGATATTGTCGGGGCAAAGGCAACTAACAAGCGGCAGATGGTAAAATCAACAATTGCCATGGAGCGCTTTCTTACTCAGAAGTTTTCCATGGTAACGAATATCTACAGCGCACAGCGAAAGACCCTTGAAAGCCTACAGAAAAGCGGATATGACTTTGTTACACAGCGTAATCTAAAAGACTTTGGGCGTTTTATGGAGTACATGAGAAACGCCCATGGTATGCGCAGAGGAAACAGCGGGAGCGTTATGGAATTTCTGTCTGAGCGTGGCGCTGTCGGCAAGAATGTAGAAAAGCTTTATGAAGCCTTTCTCAAGTGGGCCGAAGAAAATGATAAGGAGATTTAATGGTGAAAGACTATATTGATGTTTTAGAAGTTGACTATAGTGTGTTCAGCGCTATAGAGCCGCAATACAGGAAGCCGGGCCAAAATGCCAAGCGTGGGCAACCGAAAGCCTATGCCGATACCATCTGCGCTTTCGATATTGAAACAACGCGCCTACCCGATATCGAACAGAGCATTATGTATATTTGGCAGTTTGCCGTCAAGGGCTACCCGGTTATCATTGGTAGAACATGGGATGAATTTAAACACTTTCTGCATAAGGTGGATGAAGCCATGAAGCCCGATTTGCGGCTTGTTGTCTTTGTTCACAACCTTTCTTTTGAATGGCAGTTTTTGAGCGGTATATACAAGTTTCAGCCCTATGAGGTATTCTGTACAGACAATCGCAAAATCCTTTATGCCCGAATGTTCAAAGGCCGCTTTGAGTTTAGATGCTCCTATAGGCTGAGCAATACCAACTTGAAAACCTTTCTCAAGGACTATGGCGCAGAGCATCAGAAAATCAGCGGTGAGGATTTTGACTACACCAAACAGCGCTACCCATGGACAGAGTTAACTAACCTTGAAATGCTGTATTGCATAAACGATGTGCGCGGCCTTGTTGAAGCTGTTGATAATCTCATGCAATCTGAAAATGATAACTACTATTCTTTGCCGCTGACAAGTACCGGGTATATCCGTAGAGATGTAAAAAGCGCCATGTATGGGGATAGTCTTGCACAAGATACATACCCGGATTTTGAAACATACTTAATGTTAAAATGGGCCTTTCGCGGCGGTGATACTCACGCTAACAGGTGGTATGTTGGCAAGATACTTGACAATGTGAAAAGCTATGACCGCTCAAGCAGTTACCCGGATGTGATGATAAACCGAGAGTTTCCCGTGACAGAGTGGGAAGATGTGGACGGAGAAGAACTTGACAAAGCCTTGGAGAGCGGAAAAGCCTGTCTTATTCATGCGCTGTTTATCGGTGTTAAGCTGAAAGACAAGTTTTGCGGCAATCCATACATACCGATTGCAAAGTGCAAACATCTTGCCGGGGAAGTTGAGGACAACGGCAGGATTCTTGAAGCGGAGCATCTTGAAATCTGTGTAACGGATATTGACTACCGAATTATAACCGAACAGTACGCCATAGATCAAGTTGATGTAATCACCCTTAAAACCTCTGAATACGGAGATTTGCCGCAAAGATTTAAAAATGTTATTCTTGACTTGTACCGAAAGAAAACAGCGTTAAAAGGCGTTGACGGTGTAGAAATTGAGTATATGCTTTCAAAGAACAAGATTAACTCTTGCTATGGCATGACAGTACAAGACCCGGTCAAGAAGAACATAATCTATAAAAATGGTGTGTTTGCTTTTGACGATAGGAAAACCCCGCAAGAGATACTTGAAAGTGGAAAAGACAAAGCCTTTCTTCCTTATGCTGTCGGTGTATGGGTGACAGCGTGGGCGCGGCTTGCCTTGTATGATGGAGTTAAAATCGTAGGGCAAGACAACTTTGTGTACTGTGATACCGATAGTGTTAAATTCGTTGGTGATGCAGATTTTACGGAGTTTAATACCAAGTGCGTTTGTGATGATGTGATTAATCGGGCCTTTGCAGAGGACAAGAAAGGCAAGATTCATTATATGGGCGTATATGAGGAAGAAAGCCCATACAAACGGGCAGCCTTTCTTGGGGCTAAGAAATATGCTTATGAGGATGAAAATGGAGATTTGCATATCACAATTGCAGGTGTGAACAAAGCTAAAGGCGCTGTAGAACTTGCGGAGCATGGCGGCCTTGAAACCTTTGTTAAATGCGCTGACTTTGACCACGAATTTACTTTTTATGATGCGGGTGGGCTTGAAGCTATTTATAATGACCTTGCGGAGCCGCTACTTGAATTTGTAGACGGGCGGCCCTTTATGATTACCTCTAATGTCAACTTAAGGCCAAGCACATACACTTTGGGTATTACTGACGATTACCGCGACATTTTGCAAATGTGTGCGTTAGATTTAGAAAGATTACCTCTATTTTAAAAAAGTCTTGACATTCTTGTTGTAATCTGCTATATTATCAGTAGGGGCTAAAAGCCTACTATATTTTGAAAAGGAGCTACCACCATGGACATCATCAAGACCAACATTGAGAATCTCGCAGAGGACAAGCGTGCCCTGTATAAGCTTTCCAAGTCTCGCGGCACGAATGTCAAAGACCTTGAGAACGGTTCCGAGCATCCTGTTGATTCCTACCTGTTGTATACCGATACTAACAGCAAGGGTGACGAGCAGGCCGTTCTTACCATCCTGTCGGGTGACCTCAAGATGCAGACCATCAGCAAGACCTTTATTAACAGCTTTATTGAAGTTGCCGACCTCATGGGAGCCGACGAGTACAGCATCAAGATTATCAAGGATGTGACCAAGGCCGGGCGCGAGTTTGTTTCGTGTGAACTTGCCTAAACCCAAAGAGAACAAGAGCCGCAGATAATGCGGCTCTTTTCTTTTAGAAAGGAGAAGCTATGGGTTACTTTTTGGAGAACGGATATTTAGATATGCCGCGCATGATAGAACAGGATAAAGCGCCGTTTGTGGTAGTAATGAACGGGCGCGGTACAGGAAAGACTTTCGGCGCTTTACAGTATGTAATAGAAAAACGGGTAAAGTTTATTCTGATGCGCAGAACGCAAACCCAAGTTGAATTAATGCGCACAGACGAACTAAGCCCATTTAAAGCCGTCAACAGGGTTAACGGATGGGATATTATTGTAAAGCCGGTTAACAAATATGTGAGCGGTGTATATTCAGATTCGACAGAAGAAGCAGATTTAATCGGGTATATCCTCGCGCTGTCTACTTTTAGCAACTTGCGTGGCTTTGATGCAAGTGACGTTAAAGTGGTAATATATGACGAGTTTATACCAGAGCCGCATGACAGGCCGATAAAACAAGAGGGTGCGGCCTTTCTTAACTGTTATGAGAGTATCAACAGAAATAGGGAATTGGACGGGGCCGAGCCGTTAAAGGTGCTTTTGCTGTCGAATACAAACACCATGTATAGCCCGATACTTGAAAGTCTTGGGGCGCTGTCAACAGTTGAAAAGATGAAACGCAAAGGACAGGAACACAGCGCTATTAAAAACCTTGTTAGCGTTTATATGCCTGTTGATAGTCCTATCAGCGAAGCAAAGAAAGCCACAGTATTATATCAAGTTGCGAATAATGGAGATTTTGTTAAAATGTCAATTGAAAACAGCTTTTCAACAGGTGATACCGAGTATATTAGCAGTAGGCCGTTAAAGGAGTTTATACCGCTTGTTTCAGCAGGTGGTATGATAGTCTACAAACACAAAGCAAATGACGAATACTATGTAACGGAGAACAACACAGGCCGCATAGATTACGGACAGAGCAAAACCGAAAAGCTACGATTTAATCAGCGCTTTGGGTATCTCTATTTCAAGTATGTCCGGGGAAAGGTTAGGTTTGTCAATTTCGCCGCCAAGCTTGTGTTTGAATGGTATTTTACATAATGTACAAAATGCCCAAAGTGCCGCTTGACATTTTGGGCATTTTGCTATATACTGTATATAGGCCCAAAGGAAGCCCATACACCACGGCCGGAAGCCGGGGCAAGCTATAGGTGGTAGCGTACATCCTTTGGGCCGCTTTTTATGAAAGGAGAAAAAGGCCTATGGATGTTAGCACTATTACTTCGCTTGTCGGCTCTCTTGGCTTTCCTATCGTCTGTTGTATTGCTATGTTCAGTATGTTGAACAAAGAACGCGATGCACACAAGGAAGAAATGGACAAGCTTACTGCGACCATTAATAACAACACTCTCGCGCTACAAGCCCTTGCAGACAGGATGGACGGCAAATGAGCTTTGGAAAAGATGGGCTATAATTGCCGTGGAGATTGCCGAAGATGATAGTCACGGATATGACCAAGCGCACAGGTATGGCCCGGATGACGATTGTTCAAGTTTGGTTATCAGTATCTACACTCTGTTAGGAGTAGACCTACAAGCAACTTATACCGGGAATATGGAGAAAGATTTTCTTGCGCATGGCTTTCGCAACGTCACCAAGGAAATAAACCTCAAGAGCGGTAACGGCTTGATTCCTGGTGATGTGCTTTTATACCATGACCATGTAACCGGGAACGGGCATACCGCTATTTCTGTTGGCGGTGGGAAAATAGTTGCCGCAAGAATCAACGAAAAAGGAACAGCCACGGGCGGCTCTACAGGTGACCAAACAGGAAACGAAATCTGCGTTCAGAATTACTATAATTTCCCGTGGTTAGTGGTTCTGCGCTATGCGGATGAAATAGAAGTAACTGATGCCGAAGTGCAGTTACTTGTGACTAATTTCCCGTGGGTGAGAAAGGGCGCGAAAGGCCCACAAGTTGCGGCAGTACAAGCGGCCCTTTGGTATGAGGGTTACTTTACCGAGCGAACGCAGATTGACGGGGAATGTGGCATTATAACTGACAGCGCTATTAGGGCGTTTCAAAAGTGCAACGGCCTTGATGTTGACGGCATAGCAGGTGACGAAACCTTAACAGCGCTGTTTAATTAAGAAAGGAAGATTGACAAGTGGTAAATATCAATGAGGCCCTTGAACTTATCAAGGCCGGGTTTAGCGTGGAAGATATCCGCGCTATGGACAGCAAGCCCGAACAGGAGCAGAAGCCCGAACAGAAACCAGAAGAACAGCCGAAGCCCGAACAGAAGCCGAACGAATTTGATACCCGTCTGGACAAGCTTACGGGTGTTGTTGAAAACCTTGTGGAAACTGTTGGAAAACTGCCTTTCAGCTTTTCCATGGGTGACTACGTTAAACAGGATAGCGCGGATAGTGTTCTTGCATCCATTATTAATCCTAAACAGGAAAAGAAAGGGGATAAATAATTATGGCGCCTCTTGACCTTACTTTTAATCAGCTTTCAACGGTACTTGCGGCTATTACTTCACAGGCAACCGGGCAGGCGGTTCTTGCCCCTGTTGACACTTCTTCTTTTATCAGCGTAGGACAGACGGCTTTGAAAACTGGCTATGATGTTCTTTCTACGGCTATTTCTCAGGTGCTTTCTCGCACTATCTTTTCTGTACGGCCCTATACCGATAAATTCCGTGGACTTGATGTGACCGAACAGCAGTATGGCAATATTACCCGCAAGCTGTCCATGGTAGACAAGCCCTTTGAAGATGATGATAGGCTGAACCTTGTTGACGGGCAGTCTGTTGACCCGTTCAAGGTGAACAAGCCGAGTGTGGTACAGGAAAACTTTTACGGCGCGAATGTGTTTCAGAAATCCGTTACCCTGTACCGCAATCAGCTTGACATGGCGTTCTCCGGGCCGGGTGAGTTTGGACAGTTTATTTCCATGGTGGTTCAGAACGCGAGTGATATGATTGCACAGGCCCGTGAGAACACCAAACGGGCTACCCTTTGCAACCTCATCGGCGCTATCGTGGGGAACTATTCCGCACAGAATATCAAGCTTGTTACCGAGTACAACACCCGCTTGGGCCTTTCTGGTTCAAGTGCGCTGACCTTTGCGGATATTTGCGCTGACCCGGCTAAATATGCGGCTTTTATGAAGTTTGCCTATGCCCGTATTGCCTCTCTGTCTGCTATGCTTACTGAACGCAGTAGCAAGTATCACGCGAATATCAGCGGCAAGGTAATTGAGAGGCATACCCCGTATGAGCGGCAGCGTATGTATATGCTTGCACAGGAACGCTATGGCATGGAGGCCCAGGTGCTTGCCGATACGTTCCATGACAATTATTTGCGCTATGCCGATGTGGAAACCGTCAATTTCTGGCAGAACATCAACAATCCCGATACTGTCAATGTAACCCCGGCATACCTCAACACTTCCACGGGCGCTGTTGCTGTCGGTACTGCTGTTAACAAGGCGGGTGTTTTCGCTGTCCTCATGGATGAGGATGCCGCAGGTGTTACGCAGGTGAATGAATGGAGTGATTCTATTTGGAATCCGCGGGGCGGCTATACTAATATGTTCTGGCATTTCACGCAGAAGTATTGGAACAGCTTTACGGAAAATGCCCTTGTGTTCACTCTGGACTAATCATAGAACTAATAAAGCCCCATGCCTTGCGCATGGGGCTATTTTAGAAAGGAAGTGAAATCCTTGTCTTTCGGCGCGACTTTTTTCAGCTTTGGAAAGAAGCAGAACAGTACAGCCCGACCCGGTGTTGGCGGTACTTTGTATGATATTAACCTAAAGGATAGCACAGATGTAATGCGGCCCGTTATTGCTGTTAACTATGGTGGGAACAATCCTACTGACCTTAACTATGTGCGCATTGACGATTTCGGGCGCTATTACTGGATAACTAATTGGGTGTTTGATAGCGGCTTGTGGTACGCGCATTGTAAATGTGATGTGCTTGCAAGTTACCGCTACGAAATCGGGAACAGCGTTCAGTATGTTAAACGGGCGGCAAGTGACTATGATACTGATATTATAGATGTGTACCCGCGAAAAGCCGGGAGCCATGTTATTGCATCAACCGCCAACACAGGATTACAGACAAATCTTGCAAATATGCTGTTTGTGGTGGGTGTGACTTCTTCCTCAACAGTACCCGCCACAATCGGTACAACTGTATATTACGGGTTAAGCTATACTGGTATTAAAGGCTTTATTGCGCATCTTGTTTCTATGTCATATGCCAGTTTCACCGACATAACAGATAACCTTGCTAAGTGGATTTGTGACCCGTTTCAATGGATTAAATCAGTTGTAGTCTTTCCTTTTACGTTCGGTAATGTTACTGGTACATGGGGCTATACAAGTGACATTAGATTCGGCGCGGATGACCAAGGATCTGCTTTTTCTTATCAGCCAAGCGGCGGCGCTTACATCATTAATAGCGCATCTCCTATGACAGTAACCTACGCGATTACTGTGCCAAAACACCCGGGAATTGATGCCGCCCACAACTATCTACAAGCCGAGCCGTTTTCAAATTATTGTGCTTGTATTGCCCCTTTCGGAAAGTTGCAGATTCCAAGTGCTGTTCTATATGACCAGTCTGTGTTAAACTGCCTTATTCGCGTTGACCCTGTTACGGGCGGCGGCTCTCTGTATCTTGGAGAAAGTAATACGCACTATGGCGCTATTGCTTTAGCTGATAGTCAAGTGGGTGTTTCTCTGCCTGTTGATGCCGCTGTTGTTGACCTCGCAAGCGCGGGTTACTCGGCCCTTATCGGCGGCGGCGCTACTGCTATCAATACCGCTGTCAATGGCGGCAACCTTGAGGGGATTTTGTCCTCATTCGTTGATGGTGCGCTGTCCTCAATGGCAAAGGTGCAAACCATTTCAAGCGGTGGAAAGCTGTGCGACCTTGCCTTGCCGCCGATGCTTTATCTTGAGTATTATAACACAGTAGGCCGCGACCCTGTGAATTATGGCTATCCCTTTGCGCAACGGGCGGCCATTAACGGCTTTACTGGGTTTGTCCTCTGTGATAATGCAGAAGTGGCAATCGAAAGCGCAACATATGACGAACAGCGCGAAATTGAAAGCTATATGAACAGCGGATTCTTTTACGAATAGGTGATATAAATGCCGTACCCGTTTGGAATTGACACAGCGTTTGCGAACACACTAACCCCGGCAAGAGTAGCGCAACTCGATTTTGCCATTCCCCGTCTTGGAACTATGGGTTACGGGAGTGTTGGAACAAGCGCATACTATAACAAGTCTCTGTCTGTTGACAGCGCTTTCACAACTAACTACAACAACCTACGCAACGGCGGCAAGATTGTAGGTATTTACTTTTTCAGCTACGCATGGAATACCACAAGCGCCGTCTTTGAGGCAAACAAAGTCTGCGACTATCTTGATGCCAATAACATAGCTCTTGAGTTGCCTGTGTGGTTCGACTGGGAATATGATTCAGACTTGCGCACAACAAACGCAGGGGTTCCCGTCTCAAATGCAGGTTTGCAAGCGCTGACAATTGCTTTCATGGATGCCGTAGCCGCAAGGGGCCGAACGAGTGGATGGTATGCGAATCTGGATTACTATTATAACAAGTATGGCTCTGCGTGGACAGTTGCGCGAATGGCTGAGGATTATTATTTTTGGCTTGCCGCATGGAACAGCAACACAGACTCGCCTGTAGCCTGTGACATCTGGCAGTATGCAGGTGATGTTACATGGCAAGGCATTGACGCTGACCTAAACAAGCTGATTGACCCAAGATGTGTTAACGGCGATATCCCTACACCCGTGGGGCGGCTTATCCTTGCCGCGCTCATACGCAAGAGAAAGCACAGAAACGTAAAACCATTTCATTTTAGGAGTTGATGTAATATGAGTTATACTTGGAATACTACAGAGTATATAGCTATGGAATATCAGCCAAGCCATGTACACAATTGTGATAACTTCACTTATTGGTATTGGTTCCGCTATCTGTTCAAGCGTGTAGTTTCCGTTTTTAAATTCACTCTGCCGGAGAACTGGGCCAAAAACTACTTTGAGTATGTTCTATTCGGTCTTGGCTTTGGTGCTGTTGTTAATACTGATAAATTCGGTGTTATCTTTCAGAAATGCGGCTTACAGGGATTAAATGTGTACCATCAGCCGACAAACGCGATTATCACCAATCGAATGTTGAAAGGCATTTTAACCCCTGTTATCGGTGTGCAGACAGAAATTATCAGACTACAACCTGATTTTTCAAGTGTTTGCGATATTGTAAGCTATTATTCTCAAAAGCTTGCCCTTGCCGCTGAAGCCGTGGACATGAACTTGATTAACAGCAAGTTGTCCTACGTTTTCGCGGCGGGTGACAAAACTCTTGCGGAGAGCATGAAAAAACTGTATGACAATATCAGCAAGGGTAACCCGGCAACTTTCGCAGATGCCAAACTGTTTGACGATGAGGGTAAGCCCAAGTGGATGCCTTGGTCAAATGACCTAAAGGCAAACTATATAGCAGGTGAACTAACCGCCGATATGCGTACCATTATCAATGATTTCGACAGTATGATAGGTATCCCTAACGCTAACACCACCAAGCGCGAAAGGATGCTAACAGATGAAGTAAACGCTAACAACGTTGAAACGGAAAGCCTTAGCGAGTTGTGGCTTGAGGAATTGACGGCAAGCTTTGACAAGGTTAATTCAATGTTCGGGCTTTCTCTCGCCGTAGAAAGGAGATTTGACAATGCTACCGATGGAAATGAAGCTGACAGTTTCGGGGCTATTTGAGTATGATGACACGCTGTTTGACTATCTGAATCTCCCGGCGGCGGCTGATAAGGAAACTGCGGTTTGGACTATCTTGGAAAACACCGAAGATTTTGAAGTGTTATACCCGGATGCAGACTATTTAAAAGAAAGTATCAAATACTGGAGCCGGGCCATGCAGAATTCTTGGACAAGGCTTTGGGATGCTCTGCATGAGGAATATGACCCGCTGTACAACTTTGACCGCCATGAGATTATCAGCGAAACCACAAGCGGAGATAATACCCAAACGCTCGACACCACGGAAACAGGCGCTAAAACCGCTTACAATGTGGACAATTTCAAGGACACAGACAGAAAAACACAGGGCGGCACTATTTCCAATGAGGGGAGCGGTTCGCGTGATGTGACTACGCATCTATACGGTAATATCGGCGTCACAACTTCTCAAGAGATGCTGAAAGCCGAAATTAAGCTTATTCCAGAACTTGACTTCTACAAGCGAATAGCCCAAGAATTTGCCGAAAAGTTTTGTATTCTTGTCTATTAAGGAGTAATGTATATATGTGGCCTTTCAATTACAAATACCCGCACAGCGTTTATCATGCGAAAGAAGTAAACGAAAAATATCCGCACTCTGACTATCATTTGATTGACCTTGATTGGCTGTTGGACAAGCTGAAAGAACTGTTCAACTTGACAAATCCTCTGCCCGTTGACCATGGAGGAACCGGCGCTGATAACGCCTATGATGCCCGGGAAAATCTTGGCATTACCGCAGGAACTGTGCAAATCCCCGTTGAAGTACGGCAGGGCGGAACGGATGCTACCGACCTCATCACAGCAAAAGCAAATCTTGGCACACCTATTCCACCCGTTATCAACCCTGTTTATATCGCAGACCATATTGTAGACCAAACCCGTTATTTGCCGTCATGCGCTGAAAAATTCTATCAGCACTTGAAAATTGTATACGCGCCAAGTGAAAGCTATGCGCTTGCAAATCGAACTAATATCGGAATGGTGGTGCATGGTTCTCTAGACCCTACAAGCAATAATTTTGTAACACAAGAGCTTGAAGTAGGCCACGCTAACAGTATTGCTTATGATGCTGTAGAACACGCTTATTATGTCTGCCCGATTTACGATTATTCAACTGGCGAAGCTGTCAGAGTTTCATACCTTTACAAGTACAACGGGGGATTAACCGCTCTCGACACTACTACTCCGCGAGTTGAAACGGGGATTGCGGAGCCGAGCGCAATCTCAATTGACCCTGTTACAAACATTATGTATCTGCGCGACAGCGCTATGAATCTGTACAAGCGCAATTCGGGCGGTACTTTTGACCTTATTGGGCCTCTTGATTTCACCCATGTCACAAGAAAAACGGCGGGCGGTACTTCTTCCCCATTTAATCAAGATATTGCCGTCTATAATGGTTATGTTTTCATTTCTTCCCCAAGCGGTCAATGCGTGTATGGTAAAATCATGCCAAACAACACAATACCGCTTGATAGCAGTTTCATAGTTGGGAAAGTTGATAGTAATGACTTCTGGAAACTTGGTGAACTTGAGGGTTTTGAATTTGACAATGACGGACACTTGATTGCCGCCACATATTACAATCTTATTGCAGGTGTTACAAGACAATGCACAGTTGTGGAAATCCCGACTATTTTTGTCAGCCCATATAAAAGCGAGTATGACAACTTTTCGCCGCCTCGTATTGTAACGCTGTCTAACACCACCCAAAGCAGACTAATACTCAAGTACAATGAAATCCGTAGCCTTAACCAGTTAATTCAGCTACCCGATATTATTTACCAAGTTAATATTAGCGGTGATGTTACAGAATTAACCCGTGTAGAACTGCATGAAGATACTATTTTGAACATTAGCGGCAGTTACACACTTGAGAGACTTA